TTAAATACTTCGGCGTTTTTGAATTCCCCGAAGTCATACGTTTCACCATCTTTTTTCTTATAAGTATTAAATTCTTGGTTATCAAGTTTCTTAATAACTTTGCCATTCTTAACCACCTTTACCTTAGCCTTAGTAATAAACATAGTCTCGTCTATGTCAAAGATTGTTAATCCTTTTCCTTCAGCTTCTGTTAAATACGTTTTAAAATTTTTCATTATACTTATATTATACCATACTTTTTTGTAAATGTAAAGGATTAATTTAAATAAATTTTTTGAATATAATCCTCAAACTCTTCAACTTTCTTTAACCTGTTTGGCCACAAAATGTATTCTTTCTCTGGATTCTTTTTTAAATTAGTTAACAATGGTGTGATAGCGTTATATAACTTTTCCAGTTTCTCTTGTGCACCTTCGGCTGATACTTTTGTTTTTTGTACTGCTTCTAACTCATCTTCAGTTACAGCGGTAAAACCAAAGTCAAAATCTAAATCATCCATTTGCAAGTGCTCTCATTCTTTTAACTAGTCTGCCTGCTCTATTTGGAACTTGTTTATACCAATTAGAATCTATCATTTCATCTGCAGCTTTATTCCAATCTTGAGCGTCAACACCAGCTTTCATACCTTTAAATTTTGAGAGTCTTGGTCTTCCCATATTAAACATCATGTTTGCAATAATCATTTGACACTCTTCTGGCAAGACATTAAAGTCATTATATAGTCGCTCGCAATCTGCGAGCACGTCTTGGACGTCTTCGTCGAAGGCAGCGATAACTCTTTCTTCTGAAACAGGTGTTCCAATTTCTTGTCCATGTTCAGGATCTGAATTCCTAACCAAATGACCGATACCGAAAGTAGCATAGCCAAGATGATCATTATATATTTCATATTTTACTCCTTCATCCATTTCAAGTTCTTTACGTAACTGTTCTATATTCATAGTCACCTCCTATAAATTACTATTTATATAAAAAAAGGCGAGAAGAACCCGCCTAATTCTATTTTGGCACTAGGCCTAAAAGTTTTTGTGATATTCGTTGATAGTGCGATCATTCAACTGACGGAGTATTTGATCATGCTCCTTCTGATGATGAAAGCCAAGACCTATGAGATCTTGAGCAACACGTCTGTTAGCTGCCATTTGTCTATTGTATTGAATATTTGATAGAGTGCGTTTGCACCAGGCTGTAAATGCGTCGCATACCCGGCATGTGGCTGTGCTTACAGCCTGAGTTAGAGTTGTCATTTATTTTCCTCGTTATTAATTAATTGTAATTTTACGAGGTCGCTTCTCTTCTGGTAGAACTACTTTGAGGTTAACAGTTAAAATTCCATCCTGAATGTCCGCACCGTCTACTTCCGTATACTCAGACAGTCTAAATGATCTTTCGAACCTTCGAGCGCTGATACCTTTGTGAACATATGCTTCATTCTCTCTACGCTTTGGCCTATCGCCTTTTATTGTCATAACGTGGTCTTTTACCTCAATATCAATATGATCTTTCTTGAAGCCGGCTACGGCCATTTCAATTTCATAAGTCATATTATCATGTTTGACTACATTATATGGTGGATAGGTATCCTTCGCATGTGAGTGAATGTTTTCTAGTTGATCAAAGATGTGATCGAATCCCAAGAAACTATTTCTTGGGTAAATAAAGTTCTTAGTCATAATTGCCTCCTATTGACTAGCAAGGTTAAACGAGACCCGATAATCGGCGCCTCTATAATATATATAGTATCTTTTTTTCTAATTTAAACCAGTAGGCTTAAATTTATTTTGTTCCGTTACCAATGTTGTATTTCGGACATAATTCCCATTGATCTTTATCTTTAAAAGAGATTATCTTAATCTGTCTTAGTGGCGCTATTGGCTGTAGTTGTGTTTTATTTTCTACTGTTAATAAACCCCAATCACTCATCAAAGTTGCTATTGTGTTTCTACGTCCTACATCATTGTCTTCAAGATTAGATTTTTTTCCATCTAATAAAAAAAGTTCTTTAAAATGCACAATAAAGTATCGACCTTGTTTATGTAATATGTGACATGATTGATATAGCTTATTATCTTTACGTGATGCTACGCCAATTCTTGTAAGTGTCTCTCTAATTTTAAGGAAATCGTCCGGCTCATTTAATGTTACCTCAAGCATATTGCTTGGGTTCCATTCCACAATGTTATTTTCTTCCACCTTTAGCCACCTTATTTTTCAATTCGTCTATATTTTCAGTGGATAGGAGAGTTAAAACTTGGCGGGCTTTTTCATTGCTATAGCCATAATATTTTTTAACTGCTTCCAAATCACTTATAGTTTCTGGTTTATACCATTTAGAAAACCTTTTACGTTTTCTAATTATATTTATAAAAAAATCAAATTGAAGGCGGTTATCAATATGATGGTTACGATTCATTTCGTTTGCAGCTAATATAGTATCAGGAAAGTAAGACAACTGTCTGTTTACCATATAAGATGAATATGCTTTTTCTGCAATATCATCAATCATAATATTCTTCTTAGTGTAATTTATTGCATTACAATATTCAAAGGGATTCATTCTTCATTTCCAAATATAAGGCGTTAAGTTCATTTGTAAGTGGCATGACATTACTATCCCACCATGTTATAAAAGCTTGATAGTTATTATCAAAATAAGATTCTTTAATAAAAGTTTCCATCTCTCTACAATTAAAAGCAAGAGACGGTTCTAACATATTATATGCAGATAAAAGTTCACACATGGCCAGTTGATTTACAAATTCACTTAGCATTTCTATTTCAGTCATTTAATACACCTAAAATTTTTAAGGCCAAGGCTTTAAACCACGCTTCATCATGACCTTTGGTTGTTTCTGCAGCAGTACCGATTCGTATACCGCTTGTTTCTAGAAAGTTACGAGGATCGTTTGGCACTCCATTTTTGTTTACTGTAATACCATATTCTTCTAACTTATCTGCAGCCTCTCTTCCGCTGTATTTACTATCACTTAAATTCATTAATATGATATGACTATCGGTGCCATGAGTTAAGACTGGCAAACCATTCTTTTCAAATACCTCTGCCATGACCTTTGCATTTTTAATAACATCTTTTGAATAAACTTTAAAGGAATCTTCTAGAGCTTCTAAGTAACACTGCGCTTTTGCGGCTATAATATTCATTAACGGTCCGCCTTGCGTACCAGGAAATATAGAACTATTTATTCTTCGAGTGTAATCAGGATTATTCCAAAGTATCATACCACCTCTTGGACCTCTTAATGTTTTATGTGTGGTGCTTGTTACAACGTCTGCGTAAGGTAATGGTGATTCATATGCTTTTCCTGCTACTAAGCCACTGTAGTGCGCCATATCTACAACTAACATCGCGCCGACACTATCAGCGATATCTCTAAATGCTTTCCAATCGATTTGTCGAGGATAGGCGCTTGCACCTGCTACAATAACTTTAGGCATGTTTAGTTTTGCTATGCCTTCGATAATATTATAATCAAGATAACTATCTTCATTGACACCATAGGTGATACTGTTGTAAACTTTACCACTTAACGTAGGAGGAGCACCATGCGATAGATGACCGCCGCTTGCTAAATCCATTCCCATCAGTACGTCACCGGGTTTCATGAATGCTTGATAGACTGCAGTGTTTGCGTTTACACCTGAATGAGGTTGAACGTTTGCAAAATTACAATCATAAAGTTTAGTAACTGAATTAATGGCTAAGTCTTCAATTTCATCCATGTGTTTACAGCCATTGTAGTATCTCTTACCTGAGTAACCTTCAGCGTATTTATTTGTAAATACGCTTCCACATAAATCCATTACTGCTTGGCTTGCAAAGTTTTCACTAGCAATCAACTCAACTGTAGTATTTTGTCTTATGATTTCGCTTTGTAATATTTCATCTACGTTTTTGTAAATCATTTGCTAGTCTTTCTGCTAAAGCCATGCCCATTGTCCAACCTAGGTGACCTGCACCTGTGTTAACCCATAGGCCTTTTATTTTACTTATTATTGGTAGCATGTCAGGAGTCATTGGTCTTAAACATGCCCATTCCTTATAATTATCTCTTTTAATAAATGTATTTTGTTTTACCCAGTCAGATAAGGGTTTAATTCTATCTTGTCTTATATCATGATTCCAATCAGCAAGTTCTGCAGTACCAGCAACTCTAAAAACATTATTTGAAAACGGTGATGCTACTATTTTTCTATCGTCATCAAGCACGGAAATTGTTGGTCCTTCATAAGCATTTTGATAAGTTATAGAATAACCTTTGATAGGATAAACGTCTACACTAGGAACTAAGTATGGTGTATAAGCCCCAGCACAAACAATAACTTCATCAAAATCTTTTTGAAGTTTTGTTAAACTTAAAGCCATGTCTCTTGGATTTGCCCAAAAGACTTCATCTTCATTACGTACAATCTTATTGATACGAAAGCTATAATCATACTTAGGGTTTTCCATCATGTACCTAGATAACTTTTGGCAAAAGGTATGTATGTCTCCAACTGAATCGCCTTTTGTTAGTGTCGCACCTATAACATCATTTGATTTGATATTATACTTTATAAGATTTGTTTTAGTTTTAACTCGACCCCAACCGGTGTCTTTAAATCTTTCAAGAGTTCTTTGCGCTTTATCCCATGACTTTTGATTCTTATATATGTGTAATATGCCACAATCATTGTGATGAAAATCGATACCGACTTCTTTCACCATTTTCTTCATAAGCTTTCTAGATCTTAAACTATATTCAATTGTCTTACGAGTATTATAATCATATCTATTTACTATGGTTGCACCAATAAATCCTGCTATCCATTTTATTTTAGCCCATGACCAAACATCTGGTCGAAAAGCAAGAGGTGCGTCAGGTTGTGTTAGCCATTTAATACCTTTACTTATATTGCTGTAAGTATTCCAAACTTCTGCATTACAAACAGAAAGCTGGCCGCCGTTAGCATAACTACATTGTTCGGCTACACCATTAGGATCAAAAAGTCTAACTTTATATTTTTTAGCTAAGAAGTATGCAGTCGTGATACCAGCCACGCCACCGCCGACTATTGCTACACTCTTCTTACTGACCAATTTTCAACTCCACCAACATAGTTGTCATAATCTATTTCAGCTTCTATATGTTCTTTTTTAAGTTCCATAGTTGGAAACTTATTTAAATGTGTGTTATTCCAATATAATTGTGGAACAGTTCTGTGATTATTATCTTTTAAAAAATCTTTTGCAAATAAATCATGACTAACATTCACTTCTCTAAAGCTATATCCCCAGTGTGATAGTTTGCGTTTTAACTCGAAACAATAATAGCAATCATCTTGAGTATATAAAGTTAAGTTAATTGAATTGAACATCTGACATTACCTCCGTTAAACAAGCAACCACGTTTAGTTCGTGGTCAGCGACAAATGCGTTCTTATATTGGTAGTCTGCAAGTAAAAGTACAAGCTGTGGGATTGATTGTGGTGAAACTTTATCTGACATTCTATCATAAATGGCCCTAAAAATAGCGCTTGCATCTGTATCTATATTGTTTACAACCCAAGATCGCATACCTTTAAAATTTTTATTTTTTAGATGAGAGAATAAATCATCGAAGTTTTTATCTTGTAAGTTATTTATAATGCCTGAATCAATTACTCCATGAGAAGCATACCTTTGTAATTCATTAAGCACTCTACGCCAATCCGGCGCAAACTTCATTATAAGTTCAGCAAGTGGCTTATCATCAAATTTAACTTGTTCATTATCTAATATGGTCTTACACCTAGCCATGAACGATTCACATAGTTCAATCATGGATTTTTTAGATGTATTGAATTCGTATACACCACATCTTGAATGTAGTGGTTCAATAATTCTATTCTTAAAATTACACGTAAGAATAAATCTACAGTTGTTTGAAAACTCTTCTATGAATCCACGAAGAGCAGGTTGTGTTGATTGCGGGTTTAAGTAATCAGCCTCATCTAATATCACAACTTTATAACCACCTTGTAGTGAGACAGATGATGCAAATTGTTTTATCTTGGTTCTTAGCGTATCGATATTACCTTCTTCAGAACCGTTGATAAGAATAAAGTCGCAATCGAGCTCATTACATAGAGCTCGAGCGACAGTGGTCTTACCTAAGCCAGCAGTACCAGTGAACAACATATTAGGAAGTTCTTTACTGCTAACTATCTTTTGGAAGGTTTGTTTTAAAGATACAGGTAAGACCGCATCTGATATAGTTTTTGGCCTATACTTTTCTACCCATAGAAAGTCGTTACTCATTACTTTTTAGTTTCTACTTTCTGTTCACTCTTGTCATTCATTGCATCTTCTTGCTGAAGTGCCTCACTAATCTGAATGATTTGAATACATTGGTCTCTTAAGCTACCTATGGTAGAAAGCTCTTCGCCTTTAAAACCACCTCTTTGAGTTACAGCATCAATTACTGCTACTGTACTTCTACTTGCTTTATTAGCAAGATCTTTTAACTGAGTTAAATTATCTGACATGTCATGCTCCGTAAGTTGAAGTTTTTTCAAGTGCAATCCAGTACCTTACTGGTACTTCTTTATTTTTAAATTGCGTTATTAGTTTTGAAGATATTTCTACATCATAATCACCCGGAAGAATCTTAAGATTAGAAATACTTATGATAAAGTTAAATACAGCGTCCTGTTTAAACTCACCATCGATATCAATAGAAAAAGCATTTGATGTAGCATTTTGGTTTTCTATCACAGAAAGACTTAATACACCATCTTTTGCTTTTATTGATACTTCACTATGACCTAGTGTCGATGCAGCTTTTTTTAACTTATTAAGAGTATCATTATCTAATACAAACTTAACATCGGCTTCAGGCATGGTGACATCCTTTGTAGGCGATGTTAATGTTTCTTCTGCAGCATAGAAATATTTTACTTTAGATCTACCTGTTGAATCAGAAACAGTAACAAAGTCTTCATCGAATTTTAGTGTTGGAGTATCGACTAAACCCATTACTCCAATAAATTCATTTAAATCGTAAATGCCGAAATCTTTTTCGAAGCTTTCAGTAACATCGGCAGTTGCTACTACGTTTCGCGCTTCACTGATAGTCTTAATATTAGT